TTCCAAAGGCTCCATGACCGTGGAGAGGATGCAGGAGCAGCTCCTCGCGGCATCTGCGGAGAATTTGAGGCTGCGAGGGGAGTTTGAACGAATTGTGACTACCGCTAGTAAAACGAGTCACCATTGCTACTACTCAAGCGTTGCCCGTGACGCCCTCGCATCCCCACCATCCGAACTCGCAGCGGCACTGATGGAGTTGGTAGAAACGTGTGCGCAATTGATCAAGGCAAGAATCAACATGCGCGATCTGTCCGGTCCAGTTCACAGAGTCAGCTTGGCCCATGAGCGCGTCGATGCAGCATTGGAAGGGAAGGTATGAGAAAGAGACATGAAACTTTTGTGTGCCGTAAAACTGAGAATACGGAACTAATGAGATGCATCTGTGGCCTCTGTGAAGCCGAAACCCTCCGCGCCAGGGTCCGGGTGCTAGAGGGGGCGCTGGAATTCTACGCAGTGAAACGACTGTACACGAACATTGGCGTGCAGTCTGACCTTTACGAGGACCAGGGTGACCGCGCTCGCCAAGCCCTCGCGAACTCCAGGAAGGGTGAGGCCGACCCATCCGGGTAAAATGAAGAGCGGCGAGCCTCCCTTTTCACAGGAAACCCGCCGCTCTGACCGTTGAATGAGAATACCTAAAACGTAAGTCTAACCCCCAGGGCCTTCCGCGGCAAGCGACAAATGGCAGGTTGACAGTAAGTGGGCTGTCGGGTGACAGTAGGATGGTCGGGTAATGACCACCCGCCAAACCCTCTCTTCGTTGAAAGGATACCTGCTTGCAAATGACCAAACGCGAAACCACGTCATCCCCTATTCAAAAATCACTCTCCCGCCCCGCAGAAGACCGAGAAAAACTCACAAAACGCCTGCTTTCGGATATTTCTGAGTATTACGAAAACTTTAGTAAGCCCTGCCCTATGAAGGCCATTTCAGCTAAATTCTCCCGCGCCTTCCGCGGGGATTTCTATGATGTTTTGGGCGAGCTCGAAGGCCAGGGCAAGATCATGATCGAAATGCAAGAGCATACTGCCGCAAAGGTGATTTACCCCGGAAAGCGGAAAAAGTAACTTTTGTAACTTTTGTCACATTTAGTTGTTTACAAGAAGGATGGCTTCAATCATCCTTCTTGTATGACGACTGAGAAAAAAACAAACAACACGAAGCAAGTCAGGATCAAAACTGAGACGTTTCAGATGCTGGAAAAGCTCGCCCAGGGGTTCGAGTCCCCTGATGACGTGATTCGGCGTTTGATCGCATTTTTCCAAGGAAAGGGAAAAAAATGAGTAACGATGAATTTCTAGGCCGGGCCATCAATGACCCAACGGCTTGGTCGGTAGCAACGGGGATCATGATCTTCGTAGTCTGCTACAAGGGTTTTCAATTAATGATGGATTTATTTCGGGCAATAATTCGGGTTCACACTGCAACAAAAAGGAAATTCAAATGGCTTTAAATCTCGCTCAGATCAAGGAACTTCATGCGGCTGGTAAACTGATCGGTCTACATGATGTCGAGGAATTGGCCTACCATGCCGGGCCTGGCGTCTCTCAATCAACCCTCAAGGCGTTCAAGCTCTCGCCCGCTCACGGCAAAGCTCAGATGGATAAGCACTCGGAGCCGACTGCGGCCATGAAGCTCGGCACCGCGGTTCACTGCGCGGTTTTGGAGCCGAAGCGGTTTGACTCCCTTTATGTCGGCGCTCCCGACATCAAGCGCAACTCGAACGCGGGCAAAGAAGCCTATGCGGCTTGGGCGTCTGAAAACGTGGGCAAGGAAATCATCGACGGGGATGACCTGGCCCTGGTGAAGAAAATGCGCGAAGCCGTCCGAGCTCACGAAGTAGCGGCCACCCTCACCACGGGAGTGATTGAGCAAGCCGCTTACTGGATCGACGAAACGACTGGCCTCCTTTGCAAGTGCAAGCCTGACGCTATCGTGTTTGAGCAAGGCGTAATCTTGGATCTGAAGACCACAAACGACGACGCCACCGAGAAGGCTTTTGGGAAAGCGGTCGGAAACTACGGCTATCACATCCAAGCGGCTTTTTATTTGGATGGGGTAAAGGAAGCTCTTAAGCAATCATCGGTAGTCGATAGTCGATCGGTCGGTTTACAATCAACCCCGGAGAGGTTTGTATTTTTGGTGGTCGAAAAATCAGCGCCTCACGGCGTTGCGCTTTTTGAGCTCGACTTTTCGGACCTCTGCATTGGGCGGGAGGCTTATAAAAAGTACCTCCAAGAGCTCGCAATTTGTCAGATGGAAAACTATTGGCCCTCTTACCGCCAGGGCATTCAGACGATCAAAATCCCTACCTGGGCACTGTGAAAGGAAATGAAAATGGAAACCGAAACCGTGACGACCGTATTTTCGACCTCAATGAGTAAAACCGTGGGAGCCATTGCCGGAGCTCTTGCCAAGGCCCAAGGAGAAATCAAACTGCCCGATAAAAATCGCAGCGTGACCGTGATGACTAAAGCAGGCGCAAAGTACACTTTTGACTATGCGGATCTTGCTGCCATCAACGCATCTATCCGTGAACCGCTCTCAAAGAACGGCCTGGCTTATACGCACATCATGAGCACCGACGAGAAAGGCCCACATCTTCTGACGATGCTGATCCACTCTTCGGGCGAATGGTTCTCATCCCGCTACCCGCTCCCAAACAGCCTTGACCCGAAGGATCTGGGCGGTCAAATCACCTACGGGAAACGCTACTCGATCAGTGCCCTCACCGGCTGCGTTGCCGATGATGACAACGATGCCGAGCCAGCGCAGATCGTGCAACAGCCGCAGGCCAGGCAACAGGCTCCCGCGGTAATCGCACCCGTAAAGATGGCGCCACCCTCCCCGCTTGCTCCGGTGGCCGCTCAACCTGCCAAGGTTTCAGCTTCTCAGCTTGCGGCCCTTTTTGCTCTCATCCGGCAATCGGGCTGGACTGAGCAGAATTTCAGGGACTACCTGAAAGAGACGACTGGCCTACTCTCGACCCGCGACATGAGCCAAGAGCAGTATGCCCAGGCCCAGAAGGATCTCAACATGATGCCGCCCAGGGCGTCAGGATCAGTCAAACCTTTGACCGGCTCGATAGTCGATAAGTCGGTTGACAATGAGCATCAGGAGGCTGCAAAATTAGATGAGTCTCCCGGTGACATTGCTAGGCGTGCAGGCGAAAGGCAACTTACTGAAAAAATATCGAAAGTACGGCCCCGCCAGGCGGAGCCAGCCGAAGGAGAATTCGCAAGTTTCAACCGTTAGTCAGTCGTGGGGTCGGTGTTCTCTGTGAATAGAAACACTATTAAAACCTGTGGAAACGTCATCGACGCCTCCCATTCAGGTAGCCCGACCCCTTCTCTCTTAAATACCGAATGAATGAAAAAGGATTTTCAAATGAATACCCAGATTGCACCGTATCACCGCACTAAGGCCCCTAAATTCACGACCACCGCAGTTTATTCAGTCGATCCAGTGACCCGCGAAAGAACGCTTAACTGCACAATCGAAAGCCTAGTCGAGCACCCGCTTTTTTTGGCCTCAGATGTGACCTACTACCATAACAAAGGTTTCACGATGGGCGACATCAAGCGCGTCTGGGACTGGGAATGGTTTCACATGTTTGCATAAGAGGCCCACGAGTTAGTCCCACCACACACGCAACCGGCCCGGCAAGTCACCACAACTTGCCGGGTTTTTTATGTTTGTATTCCATTTGGCATATTATGTGCTTAGGACGACAAAACATAATCAACGAAAAAGAGTGAATCAAGGATTCGGGGCCGCGCCACGCTAAACGACGGTCATTGTCGGCCTGGCTTGGCCCCGAAAAGAATCCCTCTGCATAAAAAGAGGGATTCCATTGCAACCGCACATTTCAAAGCGCACTAATTTCGTGCAACCTGCCCGATGTCACCTGGCGTAAAAATCACAATCTTTAAATAAAAATATCAATCGGCAAAATAACCCTTGCTCGCTATGGATGTCACCCTTACCCTTGAATGGGTCCGGTGATAATTTTTTCAGCGGAACCAGTCTGCAAACGGAATTGAAAGGGACTAAATGACATCGAAAAAAATTGCGATTATGAATAACAAGGGCGGGATCGGGAAGACCTCAACTGTCTTGGGCCTCGTCAGTGGGATCAGGCAGCTAGAGCCTGACGCCAAGATTTTGATCGTAGACTCAGACGAGCAGTCTTGTATCAAAACAAGCTTTAGTATCAAGCTCGGCCAGGCCGAAGGCGGTTTGGCCGCTGTGCTCATGAACGGAATTGACCCCGAAAAGCTGGCTATTGAAGTCCGCCCTAACCTCGACGTGATTCTGTCTGGTGGCCGGGCAATGCGGGATTTTGAAAAGGAGCTCATGCATAAGCCCGACGCCGAGCGCCTGATTTCCAGGTGTTTTAAGAACGTCAGCAAGTATGATTACATCATTTTCGACACTCCACCCGCCTTCTCGCTTCTGACCTCCAATATCCTCGCCTATTGCGATTATATGGTCATCCCCTGCACGCTCGACCTCTTTGGATACGTTGGGGTTAAAAATACGGTCACGTTCATCCACCAGCTCCGTGAGTCGTTTAAAGGGCAAGATATTCAGCTTGCTCGGGTGCTCGGAGTTCTCCCGACGATGTTCGATAGCCGCCGCAACATGGATCTTGATACTCAACAGGATCTTGAGATTTACGTCAAAGAACGCAATGAGCTCCCCGATGCAGGGGCTTGCGTGTTTGATCCGATCCGCCATGACGTTAAAGTGAAGACCTCCCAGGTCAAGCGAAAGCTGATCCATGAATGGGCACCCACTTCCCGCGCGGCTGCCGATTACTTAGGATTCGCCAAAGCGGTGACATCAGCAATTAGCTTGAGCGTTTAAATTGAATCAGGCGGTTACAGACGGAAATTTAAAAAGCCGAACGCGCCGAAGGGGTAAGGGCGAAAGGTTTTCCGTTGAGGATGACGGCGAAGGGATCGCAGCGAATTACGCATTAGACGCTGCGACCCTGAACCAGATCGCAGAGCGCGAACGTTTAGTTGATGTTCCGATGTGTGCCAGGCCGGTGGTTGAAATTATCGAACCTATTGTCAACCGACCTATTGACATTCCTTCTCCGGTCGCTCTAGTGTCTGGAAACCTTGTGAATGAAGATGCTGCACCCTACCCCTCACCTGCCGTAGAAACCCGAAATAATCGGGAGCAATCCGGTAGCAATCCGGTAGCAAACCAACAGCAAACCGAGAGCAATCCGATAGCAAATTCGATAGCAAACCGAGAGCAATCCGGTAGCAATCCGGTAGCAAAGCCAAAACAACGCGGTAAGTTAATCGATAGCAATCCGATAGCAAATTCGATAGCAAACCGAGAGCAAGAATTCGGGCTTATTTTCTTGCGCGGCCTGCAACGAGTGATTTTGGATTTTCTGTTTTCAGAGTGCTGTTTTGAGAACTCATTGACGACTCGGCCAGTGCAGGGAAGGGAGCTTCAAAAACTCGCAAATGGCAATCTGGGCGTGGCTAAAAACGCTCGCGACCGTCTTGCCAAAAAGGGGTACATCGCTCCCGGGCCGTCATCATCTGGACCCCTTGGAGCTACAATCTATGAGCTGCCAAAATGGGTTTATGACGCACTTCTCAGGGACCAACGCGCCGGGTTAATCGGTAGCAATCCGATAGCAAATTCGATAGCAAGCGCCCCTGTAGTAGTTAGTAGTCTTAAATCAAATACAACTACGACAGAGATCCCCGTTGAGTGGTTGTCGATCAAGTCGCCGTTGTCGTGGTTTGGTCGATCCCAAAAAGAAACCGCATACAAAAGCCTGGCGTCAAAATATCGACCCGATGAGCTTCAAGATTCCCTGGAAGCGTATGCCTGGGATTTATCCCACAAGAAAGTCGGGCCTAAAAACGTGAGCGCGTTTCTCATGGGCATCATCGTCAAGGGCAATCTCTACGGCGCGAGCGATGACTACCTCCGAAAAGATGACAAGGCACCAGTGGTCTTAGATCCGAAAGTGGAGCGGGATCGCTTACAGGCCGAGGCTGACAAAAGATCGGACGAACAAAACGCAATCTACGAGGCAGCATTTCAGGCGCGTCACCATGACGCCCCTGATCCCGAGGAAATCCTGGGAGCTTATGCGCCTCCATTCATGAGTGACGTAACAAAAGGGCCGGGGCGACGTCTCGCGCTGGGATCGTGGGCATTGAAAAACGGGCTTGTCCCGGAGGAGAAACCGGAATGAATTTAAAAAGAAACGACGCGACTTATAACACCAAAAATAAAAAGTGGGTGTGCGCGGTATCCGATACCGATGGCGACGTTATCCAGACGGTTGCAATTTTTTATGGTGAGACTCGCGAGCAAGCTCAGTTTATAGCGCAGCTTTCGTTTGATTGGATTGAACGAGTGTGGTGCAACTCCCTCACCGGGTCGGATTGGGGCAGAGTCGAAAGATCCGCAAAAAAAGCTGAGGCGGTTCCCGAATGATTCCAAACGAGGGCCTGACCATGTTCACGGTTTACCGAAACCCGAAAGACTTCCCGCCAGGGTATGCCTTGAGGAAATGGACGATTACCGACCGCGGGCCGATTGCGGAAGAGGGTAGGGGAGGGATTTGGTCCCTTGACGAAGTACGAGCATTTATTCCGCCAGGGCTTCACCGGGTTGAGCGCGACGCGACTGACGACCCTTGCATTTTGGAGGTTTGGTTATGAGTAATGCACGGATCGAGTTTTGGCTAACTATCGAAGAAATTGACATGCTCGCGGCACTCGCACCTTATCCCAAGGGTAAGGCGGAGCGTGATGCTACACTTAGAAAACTTATTGTGTCGGCGCATGAATCATACATCGCTCAATCAGCTTTGAGTTTTGAACGATGCCCAAAATGTGAAGGTCTGATCGTGCCATGCCCGATTTGCCCAGAAAAGAAGTTATGAATTGCCCCAATTGTCAGCTCGGATGCATTACGGATAAAAAAGGCGGGTGGATGTGCCTCAAGTGTAATTTTACCGCTCCAAAAAATTACATGGTGATTAATTCGCTTATGGCCTGGGTCGCAGTCGATGCCCAGGGCAATGAGGGCATTATCGCTTGTCAGACTCCGCAAGGCGTGATGCCGATGATGGGCGGCGACCCGGCGAAAGTTTTGCAAATGAAACCGATGGCCGATCAGATCGCGACGCGAACCGGGATGGCGGTTAAACTTTTGCGATTCTCAAACCGGGAAGAAGTATGAAAACTGCCTTGGGATACTACCGCCTTGCCGCGGACGGAGAAACACCGATCAAGTGCGAGGATTTAATCCAGTGGGCTAAGTATTTTGCAACTTCCAATCGCCAGGTAGCCGAAAATTATATCGGCGAAGTACGAGTGTCGACCGTGTTCCTGGGACTCGATCATGCGTGGTGGGGCGGGCCGCCCATGCTTTGGGAAACGATGGTTTTTGGAGGCCAGCACGATGGGCACCAAGAGCGCGCGAGCTCCCGCGCCGAAGCTCTCACCCAACACGCCGAAGCCCTTGCCCACTCCCAGTGCACAGGAAGCTGGGGCGATAGACTGGGAAGTGACCACGGGTCCGAACGAGCGCCTTTACAATCCGAGAACCGGGAAACACACACAGCGAACGCTAGGAAGATATGTCCAGGTATGGCCGACTCCGCGAGCGTCGGAAGCAAGTCGAGGCCACGGTGGGATCGGCAATCGGAAAGAGGGTCAGAAAACACTATCGCAGAAAATCGGTGGGCAATTGAACCCGACGTGGGTCGAGTGGTTAATGGGCTACCCATGCGGGTGGACCGAATTAAATGCCTTGGTAACTCCGTGGTTCCGCAAGCTGCGCGGGAAGCGTTCATGCGCCTTGCCAGTTTCAAATAATCTCTCGGTCGGTCAAAATGTCGGTTGACAATGGTTTGATAGTGGCTAATTGTCTGCCCAATGAATACGTCGCCCGCCTTGTCGGTCTTCCTGGCCGCCTTACTCTCCACTCAAATCCTGGTTATCCTCACCACCCGCTCCCACTTCCAACACATCTTGACCCACTTGCATGAGCTTATGAAAACGCTTGCACCGCTCAAGATCGACATGCCCCAGATCAAAGGGGCTTATGCGTCAGGATACAAGGCGGGCGTCATGGAACAGACGAGACGTCAAAACGAAGAATTGAACTCATCAAAAAAACCACCGACTGAACTAAAAGGGGATACCGCTCAGTGACTGAATCGAACACGACTGAAATTGAATTTCTGCGCGAAAAGCTTGTCGAAAAAGAACAGAAAAGTATGCGAATGGTTGAGGCCATTTCCCGCATCATGGGCCTGGCTAACTCCCAGGGAAATGAGCCATCTCTTTGGCGCAAAGATCCCGTATTGTACCGCTCCACGCATGTGCAGATCGCGCTCAGGGCTTTGCATACGGCCATCGACAACGAATGGCGTGTTTTTGCCGACAGCGGACATCCAAAACTTGAGCCGCAACCCTTAAACCCGCCACCTGGCGAAACCCTGTAGGAGAAATATGTCTCAGACCATGACGATTACCGAGGCCCTTTCACAAGTGAACCTCGTAAAAAAGAAACTGGACCACAAGAAAAAGGCCGCGCTTCAACTGCTCGTCCGTGCCGAGCATGTCAAAGACCCTTACGAGTCTGAGGGTGGCACAAAAGAATTTCTTAAACGTGAGCTGCAAGCCATTGACGATTTGCACACGAGGCTCCGGGCTTTGACCCAATTTTCGGCGCATAAAATTATCCAGAAAGAGGTAATTTTATGCATGAGCGCCTTCTAAGAATCCGCGAAGTCCTTCAGCGAACTGGCTATTCACGGTCTGCGATCTATAAGCTCGTTGCCGAAGGTGGCTTTCCGAAGCAGATCAAGATCGGACCCAGGGCCGCCGCTTGGCCCGAGTCAGCCATCGACCAATGGATCGCCGAGAAGATTTGCCCCGTGGTCCTGCCGAAGGCAAAGGGCAAGCGCCATGGGATCGGCTGAAGACTCAAAGCTTTCTGAAAATCCCATTTGGGTGTGCCTCTCCGCGAAATCGGTGAGGGGAGCGGTAACAGCTCTATTTCAGCATCGGCGGCTACAGCTTGGAGGCGTTTTTTAATGTCACTCATTGGCCAGGTCTTCGGACAGCAAGGCTTAGTTGATCCCTACCGCCAAGCCCAGGCGAACCAGGATTATCAGCAAGCCTATAATCAGTACCAGCAACAGGGCCAGGCTTGCAGCCCAAAAGAGAGAACGCTTTGAGCTTGAATGCTTCTCTCCGTGGACGCGGTTTATCTGCAACCTGATGGATATAAACTATGACAGTTTCGAGGGTGCCGTGAGGCACAGGCTCGAAGAAACGAACCGGACCCATGTCGATAGTCGATAGGTCGGTTGACAGTCGGTCGGTTGAATAGCACACTAAAGGAGAACACTATGGATGCAAAAGAACAGGCAAATATTCAGTACAACAAACTCTGCGCTCAGTACGCGCACACGGGCTTCCAATTGGAAGACCTTGTAAAACAGAGACGCCAGATCAAGGCGGATATCGTGGCACTCGAAACGAATCTGCCCTTGCTCGTCCAAGCCGAAAAAGACGCACAACAGAGAGCGAAGGAGGCTCAGGACGCAAAAGACAACCCGCCACCTGTGCCCACTCCGCTGTCGAACTAGGAGAACGGTATGAAATCAACAGCAATAACGGGCGCAGCCACTCCCAAATTGACCGGGGTGGATAATGCGGAACGAATACGGGACACAGGAATTTAAACAGATTCAAGCCCACTGGTACCAGGCTCTTGAGTGCCTGGGCTTTGAAGACATCGAGAAGCAACAGGCTGAGAACGATGGTCGGTGGTCACGTTCAAAAAAGAATGTCCCCGGCTGGCGCAAGGATGAAATCGGCATCGACACAACGAAAGCCTTTTATGACCTGGCCGCCGAGTTCTTAGACCGTTTCGAGTTTAAATCGGACCTACAGAAGAGCATTTGGAATTATTATGCCCACGGCTTTTCACTTCGGAAGATCGGGCGAATCGTAGGGAAGGATAAGGATCATGTGCATTTGGTTATCACGACGCTCAAAACGATCATGCTCAAGCTATGAAGATTGACCAATCTCTTATCATTGCCCGCGGGTATCTTCCGACTGATGAAGGTGCCATTTACACGAGCTGGCTCAAGGGATTGCGCAAAGGGAATCAATGGTTTGGGTTGATCGCCCGCTCCGACTACTTCCAGAATTACCATCGGGTACTTGAGAAGATCCTGACCAATCCTGAGACGCGCGTGGAGCTGATCGCGCTCAAAGAAGATCCTGACGTAATTCTGTCTTACATCGTTTTCGGTGGCTCGGTGCTTCATTGGGTATCGACGCGCGAGAATTGGCGTCGCCTGGGCCTGGCCCAAATCCTAATCGCTCCGCATACGTTTACGGAAGTGACGCACCTAACTGAGCTGGGCAAAGAAATCAAACCGAAGGAGTGGGCGTTTAACCCATTTTCAATATGACCAAAGTAGAAAAATCAAGTCGTCAACTTATGGCAAGCCGCAACCGTAAACGACAATCCCAATCGCCCGGAATCTTCCTTATCCCAGGAGGAAAGGGAGCCCGAGCAATGAACAGGGCAATGCGAAAGCAGCACGCCCGCAACAATAGGAGTCAGTGATGAAAGAACAGAAGACAAACGGTCATACAACCTCAATGGCAGCGCCCCAGGTCGCGCAGCCGCCCCGTACGCAGCTCAAAGCCTGCACCCGCGTCTACACGAGCAAGGCCATCATGTGCGGGGGCCGTACAGAGACAACCCTCCACAAGATCCCAGGGCTCAAGATGGCTTATTCCAAGGGCGAGGGCGTCGTGCTCGAAATCGCGGGTGAAGTGGGTCTAGTCCCCATCGGAAACCTATGTGAAATCTGGTTTGAAACTCCGAAAGAGGCCAACGCTGTTTAAACAGCGTTAACAGAGCAATGGCTAAATCAAGTGGAAGCTTTAAAAAAGGCAAGAGTGGAAACCGTAAGGGTCGGCCTCCTGCTATTCCGCGTGAAGTGACAAACCTACTTGAAGGCGGCAAGGCTTCGATCAAGCTGATGATTCATCAAAAGCTATCGGAAGCGAAATGTTCTCAATTCTTGAACCGGATCATTGACCAAGGCATAGGTGAAGGCGACGTGATTCGGTTCAAGGCTTTACTTGAGATTGCCTATGGAAAAGTCATCGAAGAGCCCGCCGAGTTTCCGCTGACCGAAGACGAAAAGAAAGTCGTCTTGAAATACCGGGATTGGAAGGCGGCAAAACTTGAAGGATCAATTACATGAAATTTTCGAGGAAGTTGAAAAAGAAAACTCCCCAAGCGTCGTTGAAGACAAAACATTCCCCGAGCAAGACGCGTTCGTGCAAGACAAAGCACAATTTATTGCGGCGCTTTGTACTCGACGTGCAGGGAAAACCAATGCTCTCGCTTTACGTTTCGTGCGAACGATGCGGAGTAATCCTGGCAGTACCAGCCGATATATCGCCCTCACTAGAGATTCAGCCAAAGAAATTATGTGGCCGGTACTTCACGAAGTGGACGAGCGTTTTAAACTCGGTGCCGTGTTTCTCGAAGGAAATTTAAGCATGGTCTTGCCCAACGGGGCAAGGCTCAGGCTCTTCGGGGCCGACATGAAAAACTTTATCCGAAGGCTCAAGGGCGTTAAATCCCCGGCAATCGCAATCGACGAGGCCCAAGACTTTGGTCCTCACATCGAGCAATTGATTGACGATGTTCTTGAGCCCAGCCTGGCCGATTACAAGGATTCATGGCTTGCGCTCACTGGCACGCCTGGGCCTCTCCCTCGTGGCCTATTCTATGACATCACGAGCTCCAAGGCCCGCGGCTTCTCGCTCCACAAGTGGAGCCTTTACGACAACCCTTACATGCCCAACCCGCGGGGATTCGTCGCGAGGCTCAAAGAGAAGAAGGGCTGGGATGATCGCACGCCGACCCTTTTGAGAGAGTACGGGGGCCAATGGGTTCTCGACATGGATTCTTTGCTGATCCACTACAAGCCCGAGCAAAACCATTATGACTTGCTCCCGATCCTGCACTGGAATTACATCTTGGGCGTGGACATCGGCCACAAAGACGCTGATGCCCTGGCCGTAATCGCTTGGAGCGAGCAGACTCCCAATATCTATTTGGTTGAAGAGAAGATAACCGCGGGGCAGGACATCACGCAGCTTGCCGAGCAGATTCAAATCATGATGGGCAAGTATGACATCGCCAAGATCGTCATGGATGAGGGTGCCCTGGGTAAGAAGATCGCGGAAGAGATTCGCAGGCGAAAACAGATCCCCGTCCAGCCCGCGGATAAGGCTCGCAAGTTTGAAAACGTGGCTTTTCTCAACGATTGGCTCAGGCAAGGGAAGTTTAAGGCCCCCAAGAGCTCGCGCTTCGCCCAAGACTCCTACCAGCTTCAGATCGACCACGACAAAACGACGCCCGATAAGCTCGTGGTAAAGAAAGGGTTTCACTCCGACATCATCGACGCCGTTCTTTATGCCTTCCGCGAAAGCCCGGCCTATACCTACACCAAGCCCGTCGAGAAACCCAAATACGGGACCAAACAATGGGCGGAATCACAAACAACCGAGATGGAACATGCCGCCGAAGAGTTCTTTTCAGCCCAGGAAGATGCCGCGCAAGGCCACGGGATAGACAGGTGGTGACAGACATCCGTCCAAGGGTAGGAGAGTGCGCTCTATGCTTCCCATGTTTGACGCTAAAAAAGCTGCCGGTGCCATTGTCGCCAGGCGCGGCAAGTCTGATGCCGAGGTTTCTCCCGAAGTGGAAGCGCCAGGGTCCGAGCTTGATCCAGCCCTAAAAGCAGCCGCCACCGATCTTTTGTCAGCCATTGAACACAAATCAGTCATCGACATCGCAAGAGCTATGCAGGCCGGGCACGACGCTTGTGAAACCTATGGCGACAGCGACGAAGATCAGGGCGAAGAGCCCGACGAAAGTGAAGGGGAATAATTCATGGCGCTCATGCAAGGCAAAGGGAACAAGATTGATTTCGGTGGGGCTCAGGCCGGTAAGCCTCAAAAGCAGGCTCTTGCGATTGCCTACAACGTGCGTAAGCGCATGGGTGGCAAGAAGATGGCAAAGGGTGGCGAGGTTCCAGAAGAAGACATGGGCCGTGAGTACATGAAGCCCCACGAAGGCCCCCAGACTGACGATGAAAACCATATGCTCAGAGACGATGCCTCTGGCGAGGGTTCTCCCACTTCAAGTCTAGCGCGGGAGGATTTGTCAGCCGCCCAGATGGAACGCACTCGACCTGGGCTTGACGAGCCAGATGAGCCAGCCGAGTTTGACGACCGCGGCGACCCTGAGCTTTTTGAACGTCACCGGGTTGATCCCGATATTAGAAACGAGCCCAAGGAAGCCCAGGCCAAGTTTTCAACCGAAGAAAATGGCGCGTATTTCGCCAAGGGTGGCGAGGTCAAATCCGCAATGGGAAGGCGTGAGCGTGCGCTTATGGCCGCCCGTCAAAATCACCCTAGCCTTGAAGAAGACCGCATGGCCCATGCGAGCAAGTATCCAAACGGTGAGGGCAGCCCACTCCAAGAGCCAGGAGGCAAGGGGATGCGAGCCCCAGCCGAATCAAGCCGGATCAATATGGATGTGAAATCAGGCGGCCACCCTATGAAGCAACTCTCTCAAGAAGAGCAGGGTGCGTTTATGAGTGAAGGCGGGATGGCAAGTCATGGCGACATGGCAAAGCATCACCGCGAAATGGCTGATCACTATCAGCGAATGGCTGACGGTGGCCCGAGCTTGGGCGTTGATACCTCCATGCAGCAAAGTAAATTTGCGCCTCTCAACCAAGCCCCAAGCCAAAAGCAGGCCCCGGCCCAGCGAGCTCCAAGCGATGAAGGCGGCCCAGGTGCACTTCAACAGGGCACAAGCGATTTGATTAAAGGCGCTCAAAGCCGAGTCAAGTCAATGTCCCGCGGAGGATACGCCGAGCCCCATTCTTCCGAAGAAGAGCAGGGCAGGTTTTATAACCGCGGCGGAATCACTCCCGAGCGCGGTGGTGGTAACGAGATTTCAAGCCCGCGGCGCCCCTATGAGAATGAGGCCCCAGGTTACGGCCAAGCCCCGTCTCGCTTGAAACCGGAGGAAGAGGGCGAGCGTTTCGCGATGGGAGGTTACGCTCACGGCGGAAAATCCATTGCCGGAGCGATTCGAGCAAAGAAGATGGCCCAAGGCGGGAAGGTCTATTCGGACGACGATAGGCCCGAAGACGGCGAATCAATCGACAACTTCAGACGCGACAGCCACCCGGATAATGATTTCCTCTCGAGCCTTGAGCAGACGGATTACCACCCCCTCAATGAAGGCGACATGGATGAGGAAAGTGACAAACCTAAGCGCAAGGGAATGCTCGACCGGATCATGCGCGGGATTCATGCGAAAAACGGCAATTAAGGAAACAAGAAATCATGAGAACTCAATTTAAAGTCAAATGCACCGCAGTTAGCCCAGTCATCAAAAAAGCGCAAAACGGCCAAGATCAAAAGAGCCACTTGGCCGACTTCGCACTAATGCTGCCTGACGATAAGTCACCCGCCGATGAAAAGCGTCTGTTTACTCTTCTCAGCGCAGGATCACTCAGGCTGGCATTTAGTGAAAACGGCCTATTTGTGAAAGATACGACCTATTATCTTCTCATCTCAGATGAAAAGACGATGTTCCAGGTTCTAAACGCTTAAAATCTTTGGGTTATGAGTATGGGAACCGAGATGAATTAGAACCAACGCTGCTCGCGTGGAGTCATCGACGCGTCCACTTATCCAGACATCCGTCCACTGATAGATGGACTCAGAACTCAAGAAACTAAAGAAATTGGCAACTTTCATGAAGAAAGAGGGGATTTTGACCTACAAAACTCCCGAAATCGAGCTGCACCTTTCTCCCGTGGCAGTCTTTCACAAAGAAGAAAAGGCCCCTGAGCCATCAAGCCAAGCCGTTGGAGAAGAATTTTCGCCGGAATTTGTTGAGGCTGCTGCCGAGTTAGGTATGAGCCCCGAAGATTACCGGCTCATCCGTTACAGCGTGCAGGGGGCCTAAGACATGCCAAAGATTACGCCGCGGGCAGAATCCAATACAGTCACGGTTAAGACGATGCCCGGAAAGCAAAAGGACATCCCGAGCGACTGGTGGAATGGAAGCTCTAAAAAAGAAATTGCTCAAAAGATGATGGGCACGGTCATCTTTCTCAAGCAGCAAAACCAATACCGTTATCGGCAAGCCGCAATTTACGCGCAAATGTACGGCAACATGCCGCTGTTTGGCTGGGTCGGTTCCTACATGAACAAAATGCGGAACATGAGCAATCAGCTTCCGCTTGACCGGCCCACGATGTCCGTCATCACGAGCTGCATTGACACGCTCGTTTCCCGCATCTCTCAATCCAAGCCCGCGCCCAGGTTCCTGACGGATAACGCCGATTACAAAAAGAGAAACCTGGCAAAGCAGCTCAATAACTTTACCGCAGGTGAATTCTACCAGACCGACGCCTACAAGCTTGGTACTCAAGCACTTCGAGACGCGGGCGTATTAGGAACCGGAGTAATCAAGATTTTAGAGGATCAGGAAAAGCGGGTAAGCCTTGAGCGAAGGCTTTGCACTGAAATCCTGGCCGATAGTAACGATTCGTTTTATGGCGCTCCCCGGCAGCTTTATGAGCTCAAGCTCATTGACCGCGCCGTACTCATGGAAAAGTTTCCCAAGTATCAATCCCAGATCGAAAAAGCCGAATCAGCCTATGTCGACGCAAGCTCAGACTCAGACAAGACCGTAGCCGATCAAGTCATGGTGGCCGAAGGCTGGCACTTGGCATCAGGCCCCGAAGCAAAAGACGGCCTCCACGCGATTGCCTGCACTGAAGGCATTATCTTTGATGACGAATGGGAAGAGCCTGAATTCCCATTTGTGTTTATGCAGTACTCCGAGCGGTTGTCGGGTGTTTTCGGTCAGGGCCTGGCCGAGCAGTTAATGGGCACTCAGATGGAAATCAATAAACTCCTGATGACGATCAGCCAGGCGATTAACTTGGTCGGAGTGCCGCGGGTGTTTGTCGAGGACGGCTCAAAGATCGTAAAAGCGCATCTCAACAATAACGTGGGCTCAATTGTCACTTACCGGGGCACAAAGCCCCAATACGAAGTCGCGCCTTGCGTGCCCGCAGAAATGTACGAGCAACTTCAAAGACTGGTGGATTATGCGTACCAGCAAAGCGGTATCTCTCAGCTCTCTGCCAACTCTCAAAAGCCTTCTGGCCTCACAAGCGGCGCAGCCATGCGGGAGTATGACGATTTGCAAACTGATCGTTTTGCATCCCTTTCGCGCCGCTACGACGATTTTTATGTGGATCTCGCTCATCAGATTGTCAGCAAAGCTAAAACGATTGCAAAGCGTGACGGTTCCTATCAGACGGTGTACCCAAACAAAAAAAATGGCACTAAAGAGATTGATCTTCCCGATGTCAAACTGCTTGAAGATTCCTTCGTCATTCAATGTTTTGACTCGTCAAGCTTGCCCCGTGACCCCGCGGGAAGGCTCCAAAAAGTAACGGAAATGATGCAGGCGAATTTGATTTCTCCCCAAGAGGGGAGGCGTCTGCTCGATTTTGCTGATATTGAGCAAGTGGACAAACTTGCCAACGCAGGCGAAGAGCGCATTTTACAATGCTTGGACAAGATCGTCGAAGACGGCGAATATACCCCGCCCGATCCATTCATGGACCCCGTGCAGGCCGTCGAACTCGTCACACAATATTACAATCTTTATGCGGCAGCCAACCTCGAAGAAGAAAAAGCCCAAATGCTTCGAGACTGGTTCACGCAAGTCAAGGATCTGGCTACCGCGGCCCAGCCGCCACAGCCAGCACCCGGCCAAATGCCGGGTCAACCTCCGGGTGGTCAGCCCCAGGCCAACCCCATGCAAACCCCGCAATCTGAATTGATCCCAAACGTCAACGGAACGGGGCCATGACTTCACAATCGGTCGATCGGTCAATTGGTCGGTTTACAATAGACTATAAGGAGACTCCAGTATGCCCACAGTAACAGCCGTAGATATGTCCGGGGGCCGGTCAGCCGTACAGGCCACCACTGCCCCTGACAGACAATCGTCCCCTAATGAGAGGACTCAGGCCGCTCCCGCAGCAACGGAAGCGCCCGCGGTCGATCCCCAGGTTGCCGTTGCACGTCAGGCTCAAGCCGAGATGGCGAGACGTGAACAGAGGATCAGACAGGACTCAAGGCGGTTGCAGGCCGAAAGACAACGTTACCAGGTTATCGAAGCTGAAAACGTTCAACACCGCGCCCGCGAAGCCCGTTTCACGTCTGACCCGATGAATGCTTACGGGGAATACGGCATCACCGGGGATCAGCTTACTCATAGCATCCTGAATCAGCCGTCAAACGAAGAGCTCCGGCACAGAAAAGTCGAAGCTGAACTCAAGGCGGTCAAAGACCAAATGGAAGCCAGCCAAACGGCTTCCTACGATCAGGCCAAGCGTCAGATCAGGAAAGAAGCGAGTCAACTCGTTTTCGCCGATAAGGCGTTTGAAACCACCAAAGCAATGGGCGCGACGGAAGCCATCGTCGAGCTAATCGAGCAGACATTTCTTGCTCCCGAAGAAGACGGGGGCGGCTACCTGATGCCAGTCGAAGAGGCTGCACGGGAAGTCGAAGAATATCTAATCGGTGAAGCCCTCAAGGTAGCCAGCCTTGGAAAAATCCGAGCCCGCCTAAGCCCCGCACAAAGCCAACACGCGACGGCTCAAAGCCAACAGGCGTCCAGACAAACAACGCTCTCGAATCGGCAACCGCCATCGTCAGCAAAAATCTCCACGGATCGAGATAGGCGCGAACGCGCAATGCTCGCTTTCCAAGGAAAACTTTCTTAAATAGGAGTTATGTAACATGCCCGCACAATACGCAAACGTAACAAATCAAGTCGCAGCTCTCAAAGAACTTTATACCGGCGACGATTACATGAAGGATCTGGTTTACAAAAAAAACCCACTCCTGGCGCTCATTCCAAAAGATGAGGCCCCATCAGGATTCGCAGGCAAATACATCCCTGTGCCCTTGGTCTATGGAACTCCGCAGGGTCGATCTGCATCGTTCGTGAACGCGCAGAACAATCAAACGGCGCCCCAGCTCGCGAGCTTCTTTGTTTATCGTGTCAGCAATTACCAGCTCGTCACGATCACCAACGAATTGCTCGAAGCCACCAAGGACAATGCTGGCGCCTTCGTCGATGAGGCGAAGCTCAACATGGATACCGGTTTTCGCAATCTGAGCAACGATTTAGCGCATGACCTCTATGCCTCCGGCACGGGTTCCCGCGGTCAGATCGGTTCTGTTGTGACGGGTGGTACTCCGGTCATCACGATTACCCTCGCTGACGCAACTTCGGTTGTGCAGTTTGAAGTCGGGATGGTCTTGCTCGTTTCGACGACTCTGACCGATGGCTCCGCGCCTTCGGTGGACTTCGTGACGATCACGGGCGTCAATCGTCCTGCCGGGATCTTGACGGGTAACTCTTCTACGGCGACCTCTGCGGCCTTGTCCGCGCCATGGTCACTTGCGAATAGTTTTCTCTATGTTCAAGGGGATATTCCTGCAACGGGTGCCACGGGTACGGGATCGTTCCTGAAAATGTCTGGACTCGCAGCCTGGATGCCGACCTCGGCAGTGGGCGGCGGGGATAGCTTTTGGAACGTGAACCGCTCGGCGGATTCTCGGATGCAAGGCGTTTTCTATAACGGAATTGCGCAGCCAGTGGAAGAAGCCCTCATCGACGGGTCATCTCTCGTCGCTCGTGAAGGCGGTCAACCCGATATGGCCTTCGTTTCGTTCGCCACTTACTCGGCCCTCGAAAAGTCGCTTGGCGCTAAGGTTCAATATGTGGATGTGAAGCACGACGAGGCTGAAATTGCTTTCGCAGGCATACGCATCCATGCACCTTATGGTCCGATCACCGTCATCCCAGATCGTAACTGCACTCCGAAGACGGCCTATTTGCTTCAAATGGATACCTGGAAGCTACGCTCACTCGGAAAAGCTCCGCACGTTCTGACCTACGGGCTGGAAGGTTTGGAAGGGATTCGCGTGGGAACAGCCGATGCTCTTGAAGTCAGAATCGGGTTGTACGGGAATTTGATCTGTAATGCTCCAGGATGGAATTGTGTGATTCAGCTAGGAGTGTAATAATATCAATAACTTAGATGTAAAAGCTTTGCTTTAGTATCCGGATTGTAATTCGCGGGCGACCTCTCACGGGGCCGCCCGTTTTTTATTTCCAGACATCCGTCCACTCATGAAGGCCCGGAAAACCTTGGCCGCTACCCGTGCCGCGCATCCCCGCAACCGGCCCGGTGAAATTTTGGCGGGTGATGAGGTTTATTCAAATGGCTAATCGCAGATTTACGCAGTTTTATTACACGCTCCACAAAATGCCCGTGCTTATTGACGGGGATATTTTAATTGGGGCCGTAGGCGCGGTCACTTCGATTGCCGCAGTCGGCGTCAAAGCAGTCGTGCGCCTGGGCGTGGGAATTTATCAGATCCAGCTTGAAGACAATTACACAAACTATTACGGAATTGATTGGAACGTCATTGACGGCGCAACCGGCGCAACGGTTGCGGGCGGCGCGTTTGTTGTCGGCACCGCATATCAGATTCTTACAATGGGAAACACCACGCAAGCCCAGTGGATCGCCGCAGGCGTGCCAGTAGGGGTTACGGCTGCCGTGGGTGTTAGTTTCGTTGCCTTAACCGTCGGAGCGGGTACAGGCACGGTTAAATCATTCGCTGCATCCGGGGTTTTCGCAGTCGAAAATCTCGGAAATCCAACGGCAACCCTTGCCCCTCTTAATCTTGCGGCAGGCGCGGGCGGTTATATTCTCGTAACGACCCTCAATGCCGCGGGAGCGGCTGCAAATCCGGTAGCGGGTACGGTGCTCGGATTCCAGGTGTATCTCAGCAACTCGACTTCTCCAGTCAACGGCATCAATTAAGAACGGGGTAGGTCATGGCAATCCCAGCGACTCCGACCAATTTTATCCTTCAACAAGGCAACACGCAGGTGCTGCTTTCCTGGGATATTATGGCAAATGCCCTGACCTACCCGGTTCAACGCTCTACAGATGGCGTCACGTTTTCAGCGCTTTCGACCCCTGCCACTAATTTCTTTCTCGATACGACCGCAGTCATCGGAACTAAATATTTTTATCAAGTCTCAGGTCACGGCTCAACCGGCGACAGTGTTTTTACAACTCCGCAATCGGTGGTGCCGACCAATACCGCGGTCAATTCATTGGGCCAGGTCAGGCTTGAAGCCCAGCAACGCGCGGATCGGGTCGGTTCCAATTTCGTGACCATCCCCGAGTGGAATCGCTACATCGTTCAAAGCTATTTTGAGCTCTATGACTTGCTCGTCACTCTTTTTGAAGATTATTTCGTCAAAGCGCCGCTCATCATAACGACTGACGGGGTTAAAAATCAATTTACATTGCCGCTCGATTTTTTCAAACTTATGGGCGTTGATTTGGGTCTTGATGCAAATTCCCAAGCTTGGGTCACTCTCGGAAAATTCAATTTTCACGCAAGAAACCGTTATGTTTTTCCGCAGATCACTACCAGTTATCTCGGTCGGTACAATCTCAATTACAGGCTCGTCGGAAACACACTTATGTTTATCCCGACCCCAGGCGCTGGTCAGTTTATCCGAATCTGGTACATCCCGCGTCTCACCGAGCCTTTGCTTGATACCGACATGCTGGATGGAGTAAGCGGCTGGACTGAATACGTCATCACAGACGCGGCAATCAAAGCGATGCAGAAAGAAGAAAGCGATTGCTCAGTTTTACAAATGCAAAAAAATGCGCTGATTAAACGGATCGAAGAAAGCGCAATGAACCGAGACGCGGGCCAGCCCGATGCAATTTCAGACAGTCGCGGTAATCACGGCGGGAGCAACTACGGCTCTCCGGGTGGTGACGGTGGATATGGTGGTTACTGATGTCACTCCCCATCTTTATAAACAAAGACAAAGATTTTGGGATGATGCAAACGGCCTGGGCTTCAAGTCTCAACCCGGTCATAGAAATGCCCATCAACTCGGGCGAGATTCTAACGAAAGTCTCACTTGTTGCGGGCTTCAATCAAGTCAACCACAAGCTGACGAGGAAACTCCAAGGCTGGATCGTGATTCGGATGCGGGCTTCCGCAACCATTTTCGACACGCAAGACGCGAATCAATATCCAGACAAAAACCTTTTTTTAACTGCATCGGCGCCAGTCGTGGTCGATCTTTTTGTTTTTTGAAAGGGAAAAATGCCTCTTGAAAAACAAAACTTAAATCTAAACTTTGCTCAAGGGCTTGACACAAAAAACGATCCTTTCCAAGTGAAGCCTGGGAAAATGCTGACGCTTCAAAATACTGTTTTTAGTAAGGGCGGATTACTTACGAAACGAAACGGATTCGGACCCCTGACCTCGCTCCCAGATACAAGCTTCACCGACATAAATACTTATGAAGGAAATCTTATTGCAGTCGGAAATAGTTTTCAGTTTTATAATAATCAGACCCTCACTTGGGTCAATAAAGGCTTATTTCAGCCAATGGATGTGCAAGTAGTCCCAATGGTCAGAAACAGCTCGGACCAAATAACGGTTGATACCGCGGTTGCTCCCAATGGGCTCGCCCTCACTCTTTACACGAACCTTTTACCCTCATCCCCTTCAGCACCCTTTTATCAGATCGTCGATTCCGTCACGGGTCACATTATCGTACCTTCTGTTGCCCTTCCAGCGGGCACCGGATCACAATTGGCCGTTCAAGTGCTCGGCTCAAATTTTATTGTACTTTTCACTAACGCGACTGGGCTTCAATATATCGCAATCCCAATCGCAACTCCGGCAAGCCCAGGGGCTGCCACGACTCTCATTGCAAACGTAAAAGTAATCGGATTTTCAGTTTTTGATGCCATCGTAAACGGCACCACTCTTTACGCAGCCGCCCTTTTAGTATCCGGGACCGACATCGGTTATCAGGCCCTCAATTCCAATCTCACACTGGGAGGAAACGCTAATTCGACGGTTGCAACTCCCCTGGGGATCGCAATGGTTGCAGATACGACCACGGGCAGGGTGTGGGCAGTTTGGTGGGATAGCGTTGATAGCATTATTCATACGGTCAATTTCAACGCCAACATGACGGTCAACCTGGGCCGCAGAAGTATCTCGCCCGCAACCCCGCTCGTGGGTAACGTGACGGGTGCAGCCACGGGCGGAGTTTTGACCGCATTTTGGGACACTTCTTTTGGAGCAAACTCGGTGCTTTCAAGTGCGACCATTTCTGAATCAGGAACGATCAGTGCCGTATCCGTCGTCGCGAGATTTTCCGCAGTGGCTGGCAAAGCTTTTTTCTTTGCACCGACCAATACCACTTATTTGCTTGTTTCAAGCGGAGGACCACTTCAGAGGGTTTATTATCTTGAAGATGTGACCGGCAACATCGTGGCCGAGCTCGCTTATCAAAATGCCGGAACATCGGGGATCAATAATTTACCCAATATTTATATCAACGGCAACACAGTACAAATGGGTTACTTGGTAGCCGATCAGATCCAGCCCATCAACCGCGCCCAGGGCGGCAGTGGTACGGGCGTTTATGCCATGCATGGGATCAACCTCGTCAGCTTCACATTTTCAAATCGAAATCTTACTTTCAACGAAATCGCAGGCGACCACCATTTTACGGGCGGTTTTGTCTGGATGTACGATGGAGTGAAGCCCGTAGAACACGGATTTTTTCAATACCCGGAAGGGGCCACCGCGGTCAATGCAGCCGGTGGTTCTCAGACTGCGCAGCAATATTACTATTACATCACCTATGAATGGACTGATGCAGCGGGAAACATTCTCAGGTCAGCACCCTCGATTCCGCTTGCCGTCACAGGTGCGGCGGCGTCTAAAACAACGCTCACGATTCCAACGCTTCGAGCGACTTATAAACGCGGAGCTAACCCCGTTAGAATCGTCATCTATCGTTGGAGTGCCGACCAGCAAATCGCCTATCAAGTCACGAATTTCAATGCCCCACTTTTGAATGATCCCACAGTGGACACGGTGAGTTTTATAGACTCACAAGCTGATTCTAGCATTATCGGAAATCTCATTCTTTACACGACCGGAGGCGTGGTTGAGAATATTTCAGCACCCGCCGCGGCGGCTTCTACGCTTTTCAAATCCAGACTTTTCATTGTCAGTGCGGAAAACAGAAATCTGCTTTGGTTCTCTAAGCAAATCATCGACAAAGTGCCGGTCGAGTTCTCCGATTTGTTTACGATCTTTGTCCCTCCGACCATCGGCGCTCAGGGTAATACCGGACCCATCATCACGATTTCGGTCATGGATGACAAACTGATTGTATTTAAAAGAAACGCGATTTACTACATCACCGGAAACGGCCCCGACAATACGGGCGCAAACAACGATTTTTCTGATCCCATTTTTATTACGGGTACCGTGGGATGTACGAACATCAAAAGCGTTGTGCTCACTCCCATTGGGCTCATCTTCCAAAGTGATAAAGGGATCTGGCTCTTGGGTCGGGATCTGCAAACCCAGTACATCGGGGCGCCCGTGGAAGCGTTTAACTCGGCCAATGTTCTTTCTGCTCAAACAATTTTAGGCGTCAATCAAATCAGGCTCACGCTCGATACGGGTGTAACCCTCATGTACGATTACTTTTTTGAGCAATGGGGTTCGTTTGTCAATATCCCAGGGATCTCAACCACCATTTATCAGAACAAGCAAACGTATCTTTCCACGAACGGCCAAAGCGTCTTTCAGGAAACCCCAGGCGCATACTTGGATGGTACAAACCCAGTGCTGATAAAATTTGCAACTGCGTGGATTAATCTTGCTGGAATACAAGGCTTTGAGCGAGCCTATTTTTTTCAACTCCTGGCGACCTGGCTTTCTCCCCATAAACTAAAAATTGAAATTGCTTATGATTATGATCCGCTCGTGAATCAAATCACGACGATCACGCCCGATAATGTGCTTTCCATTACCGCGCTTGAATACTGGCGAATTTTTCTGAACCGGCAGAAATGCCAAGCTTTCCAGGTCACGGTTACGGAATCTTTTGACCCGGCACAAGGCCCCGCGGCTGGTGCGGGATTCACAATGTCGGGGATGAATCTGGTAGTGGCTGCCAAAAAGGGTCGCAGAACAGATGCGGCGAAATACAGTGCTAGTTAATCGGTTTAAGATCACGCAGCTTGCAACGATCAATTCATGGCTTTTCAAGCATGGAATGACTCCCGTGCCCGTGTCAGAAATTCCCGAGTTTGGCTTTATAGTTTACGGTGACGAGGGTAAGGCCGTAGCCGCTGCTTTTCTTAGGCGTTGCGAGGGGAACCTTGGGATTTTTGACAGCATGGTGACTGACCCGGATGCCCGCGGCCCGGCCAGGCACGAGGCCCTTGAGGCCCTAGTCGATGCGATTTTGAAAGCAGCTCACGGGCTTAAGATGACCCGCGTCATGGCGATTACCAGACATCCGTCCATTGTTGAGAGAGGCAAATCCCACGGGTTTGAGCGACAGGCTCTGACGGTGATGACTCTCGAATTGTGAGGGAAAGTCATGGGTTTTATCGGCGACATGTTTTCGAGCCAAAAGGGTGCGGGATACCAAGCTGCCGGGGCCGGTTACGGAACGGCTGGCAATGCTCCCATGACTGCCAAGACCGAAAATTGGGTCGGAAACGATACCATGAACGGCCAGCAAGGGATCATTAATCAATCAATGGGGCGCAGCCAAGGCGGCCTCGATCAACAACAGTCGTTTGCGAACGCCGCGGGCGCGGGCGGTCAGCAAGGCATGGCGGCCCAACAGGGCTTAATGTCCCAATTAGGCCAACAAGCTCAAGGTAAAGGTCCAAACCCAGCTCAAGCCATGCTTGCGCAAAATACCGGTCAAAATGTGCAGAACCAATCCGCCATGATGGGATCGCAGCGCGGAGCGAGTCAAAACGTCGGCATGATCGGGCGTCAAGCGGCCCAGCAGGGCGCAAATACTCAGCAACAGTCAGTCGGCCAGGCCGCCACCCTGGGCGCCCAGCAACAGCTTGCCGCGCAATCGCAGTTAGGGCAGCTCTCAGGGCAAGCAGTCGGGCAGCAATCAGGAGCCTTACAAAATTATAATCAGATGGCTCAGAACTATCAGGGCTTGGGTCAACAACAACAACAAGCTTTCTTGAACGCGCAAGCGCAGGCCAACAATGCCAACGTCAATATGCAGTCCAATATCAACTCAGCTAACTCAGCAATCGCCAACACCAACACCAAGGGGCAGCAAGGGATCTTGGGCGGCGTCATGAGCGGCGTGGGCTCTCTCCTGGGCTTGGCTCATGGGGGCGAAGTGCCCGGCTATGACGTGGGTGGGTCAGTCGATTCGTCTTCCTTCAACCTGGGCGTCAATACAGATTTAGGTTCAGGCGGCGGTAGCGGCCCGCAATCGTTTGCAGGAAAATTTCTTTCCGGTGAAAGCCAGCCCTCAAACCAAGGCCCAGCAATGGGCGGATCTGCCCAGGGCGCGAGCTCGGGCGGCGGTGATGACTCAGGCGCATCGGCTCTTCAGAAAGGTGCAAAAGACCTTTTTGGAGGCAAAGCAGCCGAAGCTATGAAGGGCGGCGGTGGTGGCGAAGGAGGCGGCGGTATGACCTCCATGCTCCCTATGCTGATGGCTGCAAACAAAGGCGGCCCAGTCAAAAAATTTAGCCCAGGCGGGAAAGTCGGCGGCCAGGCCCAGGTCAAAGGCGATTCCCTAAAAAACGATACGGTTGCGGCCAAGCTCTCGCCCGGTGAAATCGTCATACCGCGTTCCGTTCTCCACGGGAGCGACCCGGTAAACGCGTCGGCGAAATTTGTTCAAGCAATTATGGCAAAAGAAAACATGAGGAAACGAGTATGAAATTCGACCTCAGTCAGTTTAAAAAAGTAAAAGAAGACGAACATACCGCGGTCATGCAGCACCCGGAAGGGCATCATATCGTCATCGCCAAAGCACTGCTTTCTCCGAAAGCGCACGCCGAGCTCAAGAAACTACCCGTACACGCCTCCCAAGGGATCGACATTCCAGAAAATGCCGATAGCCAATTGGACATTGAGCCCTTGAATGATCCGCACACCCGCGGTCGAACGGTTGCAATGAATGACCCGTCGCCGGTCACGATGGCCGATGACGCTTCAATGCCCACAGGCTCTTTGAATGACCCAAACCAGGGACAAGCCCCCACTCAAGAAATGAGCTCGCACGACCCAGCAAAAGCTCAAGAAACTAATTTTAATATTCCGAAGGCGCAGCCCGCGCCTCCACCGATGCAGCTTCCTCCCGAAGATATTCAGGGCATGAGAAACGCGGCTGGCGCCCAGGTGGCGGGTCTTCAAGGCCAAGCTCGTGCGGCTGAAACCCAAGGGAGAAGCGAAGCGAAGACGGCAGGGGATACGGCTGATTCTCTCACCAAAATAAATCAAACGTACCAAGGCAACGTCAGTGCCTATCAAAAATATCACGATCAAGTCATGTCAGATCATGAAAACGGCCATATTCAACCCAATCATTATTTGGAAAATATGGATGCAGGTAAAAAAGTAAGAACCGGGATCGGCCTAGTTTTAGGCGGAATCGGTGGCGGATTACTTGGGCAAAGCAACCCCGTGATGGATTTTATCAACAAGCAAACCGACCGCGATATTGCCGCCCAGCAAGCCAATTTCAATAACAAAGATACTTTGCTCAAAGCCAACATGCAGATGATGGGCAACATGAAGGATGCGACCGACATGACCCGCGTGAACCTACTCGGAATTAACGCGGCAAAATTTCAACAAGCGGGAGCCCAGGCGAAGACTGACTCAGCCAAATACATTGCCATGCAACAGGCTGGGGCACTTCAACAGCAAATTATCCCGATTATTGACCAAATGGCTCGCAGAAATGCACTGACCGCAGGGATGGGGCAGGGTGGTACGGATCAACAACTTCAGATGATGAGGATGGTTGACCCGGCCAGGGCCAAAGAAATGGAAGAGCGTTATATCCCAGGCGTGGGGATGGCGTCGGTTAAAGTGCCTGACAAGATCAGAGAGGAGCTTGTAGGCCGTGCCGATCTTCAATCCAAAGTGCAGGAACTCAGAAACTATGCACAGCAACACTCGGGAAGTATTGACCCGCATACGGTTAATTACGGAAAAGCCCTTGCCAGCCAAGTGCAAGATGCTTACCGCAGGGCCAACGGCCAGGGCGTCTTCCGCGAAGCCGAAGCGCATTTCGTTTCTGGGATTGTCGATCAAGATCCGACCAAGTTTTTCTCAAGCTTCCGTACTGATCCGAAATACAAGGCGCTTGAAGATTCAAACGGCGCAACCGTCAACAATCTCAGGAAATCCTACGGGCTCCCGACCCAGGCCAGAACCGGCCAGGTCCAGACCATGCCTAAAAGGAGTGGTTAATGGCGGTTATCGTCAACGCCGAATCAGGGATTGCAGAGAACCTTCCCGACGACCAAGCAGGCCAGGCGCTCCAAGCGGGGACTCATCACGTTCCGCTTAAAGATGCCCAGGGCAACCTCACGTCAGCGCATATCTCAGACGCTCCGGGGCTGATGCAGCAAGGATACACGCAGCCTGAGCCTGCCGAGCTTCATGACATGATGAGGTATGCAAAATATAGCTCAACCAGTCAGCAAGCAATGACCGCACTTGAAGGTGCAGGCGTTTCACAAAGCTTCGGAGTCTCAACGGCAATCGAACGTGCTGCGGGAGCTGGAATCAGCGCCCTCATGGGAGAAAAATACGGAACCACGCCTGAAGACATTCAGGGCAGAGCAGATGTGAATCCTGGCATTCACGCTCTCGGTGAAATGGGCGGCCTGGGGCTTTCTATGCTCTACGGGGCAGGGGAAGCGAATCTTTTAGGTAAGGCTGGAAAGTTTGCAACTGGGCTTGTGCCGGGCTTGGCTGGGGCCTCAGAAGCCGCGTCGGCTGCGTCTGGTATCGGGGGATTTGCCGCACGCACTGGCATCGGGGCCGTGAAAGGCTTAGTCAGTGGAGCCGCTGAAACCGCGCTTATGGAGGCCGGTGACGAGGTTTCAAAGCTTGCGATGAGTGACCCCGACCAACATTGGGAAACTGCCGCAAGCCATATCGGAGCGGCTGCCCTCCTGGGCGGAGAAGTCGGTGGGGCTTTAGGTGGCGTCTTTGGAGCCGTTAGTCCTCTTTGGAATTCAAAGTTTGGTCAAAAAGCCGGTCAAACCATTGAAGACATCAAGGGAGCTTTTAAAGCCGACCTTGCCCATCCTGACCTGGCCGCGGGAGTGACTGAGCAGCTTTCTGCTCGTTTTAAAAACATCACCGAAGGGGCCGATAAAGTTTTCGGTTCAAGCGGAATTAAAGCCCAAGCAATTTCAAAATATTTGCCCGAAATGAGTGATTTGATTTCGGAGCAAACGCAAGGGTTATCAGATAAGTTTACTAAAAGCCTTCAAAGCTTACGGGAAGCTGAAGATCCGCTGGCTTCTCGGTTTGAGAAGTCTCTCAACAAATGGCAAGGCGCAGTCACAAAACCCGGTGTTACTTCGGGCGAAGTGTTTGACGCCTCCAATGAGATGAAAAAACAGCTCCAAGAGTGGGGCAAGTACAATAAAAATTTTGTTCCTCTCGCGGAGCGTGAATTCCGAGATGAGGCCAAGGGCTTGGCTTTTGAAGTCAGAACCTCGCTCGAAGATACGAAAGTCTGGGGCCAAGCCGGTAAGGTGCAGTCGGACCTCAATAAAGCTTTTTCTGAGTTTAAACCTGCACTCGATGACTTCTCTAAAAAATTCACAAGTCAGCTCGGGCGCGTTCCAGAAGTGGATGCAGGCAAGGTCAACACATACATGAATCAACTCGGCAAGCCCACTGCCGAGCTCAAGCAAAGCATGATGAAAAACTTTCTGGATGCAGCCGATAAATACGGCCAGAAAATTCATGAAATGCACGTCGATTTAGGTCTTGAAAGCCCGATTCAAAATTCGCCGCAAAATCTTTTGAGGGACACATTGAATGAAAAAACGTATGGCGCGAAAGTCTATGAAACGCTCAGAAATAAAGCAGCCGCAAATCTTGCAGGTAAAGCAATGGGCGGAGCGGGTGGCGGAGCTCTTGGGTCACTTGTCGGAGCGCCTGGCATCGGAGCTGCGGTCGGGGCTGGTATTGTTGGTCCTGTTTTTGAAAAGGTTTTACCCGGAATCATTAAACCGCTACTTGAAAAAGCATCCAATTCGCGGGGCTTTAAAGCGGCCATTGATATGGGCATCGCAGCGGCGAAGGGCGAAAGCCGCCTTAATACGGCGGTCAAAAAAGTCTTTGAAGCGGGGAAACTCGGCAGCCAAGAAGCGGACCTCTCGTCGAAATTCAAAATTGAAACATTAAAGTCTAGGCTTGATGAGGTTCAAAAAGATCCCAAGAAGCTGCTCGAAGTCGGTGGCGACGTGGGGCATTACTTGCCCGATCATCATGCGGCCATGTCGGCAACTGCGGCCAGGGCCGTGCAGTATCTTCAGACGCTCAAGCCCAATACTGACAAAACTTCGCCGCTCGATAGCGATAAAAAAGTAAATTCGACCCAACAGGCCACTTATGACCGCGCCGTGGGATTGGCCCAGCAACCGCTCAAGGCAATGGATTATATGCGCTCGGGCCGTCTTAACTCTCAGGACATGAAAACCTTGAGCGCCATTTATCCCGGCTGGCTTCAAAGAACACAAGGCAAAGTCATGGCCGAAATGACGACTCAAATTGCCCACGGAAAACCCATTCCTTACCAGACAAGGCTCGGGCTTTCCGTCTTCATGGGCCAAGCCCTTGACTCGACCATGACCCCGCAGGCAATGCAGATGATGCGACCTCCTGCACCGCAAATGCCTCCCCAGGGAACGCCAAAAAGAAATCAAAGCGGGATGAATAAGCTCGGAAAATCAAACAATCTTTCTCAGACGCCTAATCAAGACGCTGAACAAAGAAGGATGCAGAGGTAATTATGGGCCTTTCAATACGCGGAATTTTTAACGATACGACTCTTGCTATACTCACCATCCCGATGACTCCGGGTGAAGTCAGGATCACGCCGAATCGTGCGCTTCATGTAAACCTGAGAAATCAGGCGGGCGTAGAATTCGGTACGGCAGGAAATCCCGTTTTTACCTCAAGCGGCGGATCGGGTGGCCTTTCCATTATTGACGAGGCCGTTTGGGCTGCGGGCGTTTCCACGTTTACCCCTACTGGGGGCGCATTTAACGATACAGCCCAGGCGCTCACAACGGGCCAACAGGGCACGGTTAGGCTTACGGCAAACCGAGCTTTGCAAGTCAATTTAAGAAATGCCGCAGGCGTTGAATTTGGTACCGTAGGAAATCCTGTTTTTACCTCAAGCGGCGGATCGGGTGGCCTTTCCATTACTGACGCGGCGGCATGGACTGCGGGAGCTTCCACTTTCACGCCGACAGGCGGGGTTTTCAATGATGCCGCAACGGCTTTGACCGCGGGCCAACAGGGCACGGTTAGGCTTACGGCAAACCGAGCTTTGCAGGTGAACTTAAGAAACGTGGCGGGCGTCGAGCTCGGTACCGTAGGCAATCCCGTGTTTGTCTCGGGTGGTGGCGCGGGCCTTTCCGTTGCAGACGGCACGACATGGACGGCGGGCGTTACGGCCCTGGCCCCTACGGGCGGGGTTTTTAATGATGCGGCTGCGGCTCTGACCTCCGGCACCGAGGGAACCGTGAGACTCACGGCCAATCGTGCTTTGCACGCAAACTTAAGAACCGCCGCGGGCGTTGAAATCGGTACTACTTCGGGCGGGATTAATGTCGCCATTGTCTCGGGTGGTGGCGCGGGCTTCTCAGCGGCAGATGGCGCGGCCTGGGCTGCGGGAGTTACCGCACTTGTCCCGACAGGCGGTGTTTTCAACGACGCGGCTGCGGCCCTTGCAACGGGCACCGAGGGGACGGTCAGGCTTACCCCTAACCGAGCGATTCATTCGAACTTACGAACACAAGCAGGCGTTGAAATCGGCACGACATCGGGCGGATTAAACGTCGCTATCGTCTCGGGTGGCGGTGCAGGTTTCTCAGCGGCAGATGGCGCGACCTGGGCTGCGGGAGTTACCGCACTTGTCCCGACAGGCGGTGTTTTCAACGACGCGGCTGCGGCCCTTGCAACGGGCACCGAGGGGACGGTTAGACTCACGGCCAATCGTGGACTTCATGTAAGCTTAAGAACTCAAGCCGGGCTTGAGCTTTTGGGTCAAAAACTCATGGCCGGATCTATCCCTGTAGTTATCGCATCCGATCAAGGTGCGGTGCCAGTATCTGGAACAGTTGCCATTTCGGGAACCGTACCCGTTTCTGGTACAGTTACCGCCAATCAAGGTACGGCAAATGCGACGCCTTGGAATGCGAACATTGCTCAATTCGGCGGGACTGCGGTTACGCTTGGAAGCAAGCTTTCCGTAAGCTCGATGCCTGTAGTTATCGCATCCGATCAAGGTGCGGTGCCAGTATCTGGAACGGTTGCTATCTCAGGAACCGTACCCGTTTCTGGAACGGTAACATCCAATCAAGGTACGGCAAATGCGACGCCTTGGAATGAGAATCTAGCCCAGGTGGGCGGGGCTGCGTTTGCTCAAGGGATCAGGCTTGCCTCTAATTCTCTTTCGATTACGCAAGCGTCTGACAATGATTTTCATACAATCGGAAATATTCCAAGCGGTACAGCCGATTCAGGAAACCCGGTCAAAGTGGGCGGGATCGCACAAACAAACGTGCTACCAACTTCCGTTGCATCGCTTGCACGTGTGAACACGTTTTTTGATAGCCTCGGGCGTGAAGTCGTGACCCTTGCCCCGCGTCTTTTGAAAGTGGATGGGAATATTACGCTTACCGCTTCAACGGCAGAAACAACCCTGCTTGCGGGGGTTGTGGGCACCTTCCTTGACCTTTGTCAGCTCGTCATTACCAATTCAAGTGCAACGGCCACGACTATCACGATTCGCTCGGGCACTGCGGGAACGATTAAACTCATCGTGGATATTGCTGCAAACGGGGGCGCGGTAATTAATCTGCCGGTGCCACTTGCCCAGGTCACGGCCAACACGACTTGGACGGCTCAATCAAGCGCGGCGGTTAGCTCGATTCACATTATGGCTCAGGCAATTAATAACTTGTAAGAGGGTAGGGGGACCATGGCAACTCGGCTTTATTTCGACGCAACAACCGCACCCGCCTTATCCCCGACCTATACGGCGACATGGGATGACCAAACCCATGCGGTTAGGCGTAGGCTTAATAAAACAAAAGGTTCAAGCGCACTTTCGACCACGGTTGACAATTTTGCTGGCGCGGGGACATACGGGCTTGCGTTTCAATTAGTCTCGCCTGCGTTGACCGCTCAAACTATTTCAGGAACATTTAATTTTGCGATTCGTGTTTTGTCAGTAGCTGGCGCGGGCAGTTTTGCCCTTTCAATTAAAGTCATGGCCTCAGATGGTACAACGCTCCGAGGGGTGCTTTTTGATAGCGGAGCGGGAACACCTTTCAATTATGGCGCATTCCCCGCAACTCTTTCCTCTGTGGTGGGACCATCGGAAACTTTGACCGCGGTTACGACCGTACTAGGTGACGTGATTGTAGTAGAGATAGGCGAAATCATCGGGGGAGGGGGAAATACAAGTTTTAGGATCGGGGAATCAAGCGCTTCTGACCTGGGCCTGATCGCTGGCGAAACTAACGATTTCAATCCGTGGGTTGAGTTTTCTTCGGCGATTACTTTTAATGTCGTAGGAACGGGTACAACTTTTTATGCACCATCTTCAAGCTGGAAACCGGCGCCGATTAGCCCGTCTACAAATGCAGGATGGTCAGTAAATCGGCCCGATTTTTTTAGTGCAAGGCCATGGTCAACGGATGCCAGTGAAGTTTTTGGCCGCCCGAATCTTGCGAATTCCAATGGAAACGGCGGTGCTTTTGCGGGCACAAATCCAAGTCGTGAATGCGCTCAACAATGGGTATGGGGGCCGATTAAAGCGGTATCTGTACCAGCTCAAGTTATGACAATCGGATGGATGGGGCATCATGGCGTCACATATGGTTTTCATTGGCTCCGGGGATGCGCCTGGATCGCGACCCCTGCCGGGGCGAATCGGGGCAATATTGTAGCGCCCGCTGATGCGACTCTTTATTCTAACTTAAACTCTTACCCGGCAAATACGCCTTACTCTTCTCGCTTTGCTACTGGCACGTCACTTAATGCCACGGTGAACGCCTTGGACGGGGATTACCTCGTCATAGAAATCGGTTTTGAAAATCAATCTGGCTCCACTATGAACAGTTTTTTTCAGCTCGGTGATGCAAACGCCGCTGATATTACTTCAGTAGATTCGACAACAAACCGCAATCCGTTTCTGACTTTCGGTACAACAAACTTTATCCTTCAAGCCGTAATATCCGGTGCAACCAATCAATTAATGATGATGGGAGTAGGAACGTGAAATTTGATAATATCCAGATTTTAATACCCAGTCCGATGAATGCGAACCAGACAAGCCAAGTGATTGACCTCACGAGCTGCCCTTGGGCTTCATTGCAATTTATTGTTTCAAACGCAGCGGCACCGACTGGAACCGCATCAATTCAATTTTCAGACGACCCTACAGGGCAAACGCCTTACGGGCCTCCGAATCCCGCAAGCTGGGGCACGGATGCGGCGGTTTTGGCTCCCGCTCTGACTACGAATGGTAACACACTGGTTAATCTTCCAAATGTCGGTCATCGGTGGATGCGCGTGGTTTACACCATTGGGGCCGGTAACGGAACGCTGGCAATCAACGCAATGTCGAAGGGCGGGTAATATGTCAGTAATCGCTTTTTGGCCGAGTATTCAAGCGCACGCATCATCCAGGGGATTAGCTATTGATCCCTATTTGCTTGCGGCCATCGTTCAAGTCGAAAGCGAAGGAAATCCCTTTGCGGCGAGATATGAGGCCGGATACAAATACATTTCCAAAGCAGCAACCCACGCGGCAACGAATCACACGAGCCTAAACACAGAAGTCGAGCTTCAGAAATTCAGCCTGGGCCTTTGTCAGATGATGGGTGGAGTATTTCGCGAGCTGGGTTTGACGGGGCCACTACCCCAGGCATTTGACCCAGAAATTAATTTGGCTTACGGGGCTAAAAAGATCGCAATTCTAAATGCCAAATACTCGGTATTAGAAGACGTAATTTCGGCCTACAACGGCGGAACTCCCAGAAAGGTTTCTGGGGGATACGAAAATCAAAAGTACGTGGATGCTGTTACAGCCGCCATGACTTCAATCAAGGCCAAGCTACCTTTGGCCCATAAGGAAATTCAATTATGATCGCTTCAATTCTTGCCTTTATCGTGGCCCACTCGGCGGTTTTAATCCCTTTTTTAGTGGCGGTGATTGACTTTCTGATTGGGATCAACCCCGCCTGGGCGAGCTCAAGCTTGCTTGAGTTAATCTTGTCTTTTTTAAGACCGAAGACGCCTAAAGTTTGATAGTCGGTAGTCTGTAGGTTGATTTACTGTTGGCCGGTCGGTATAGTAGTCCAAACTTGTAACAAGGAGAATAACTATGTCATGTGATAATAAGTGTTTGTGTGAGCTTTGCCCTCCCGGTCCGCGCGGTGCGCAGGGGCTTCAAGGCCCAGCGGGTCCGAGCGGCTTGCAAGGTTCAGAAGGTGCTCAAGGTCAGAACGGTTCCCAGGGTCTTCCTGGCTCGGCTGGCGTATCAGGCCCAGCAGGCCCAAACGGCCCAGCGGGTATTAAGGGCGACAAGGGCGACCTTGGAGAAACCGGAGCCCAAGGGCTTCAAGGTGCAAAAGGGGATCAGGGTTCCCAGGGTGCAAAGGGCGATATTGGCGTTACCGGAGCGACCGGCAGCCAGGGCGTTACCGGAGCAACGGGAGCAACTGGCCCACAAGGTTTGCCCGGCGATAAGCTTGGCGTATACCTTAACGCATACTCGACCAAACCCCAGACCGCAGGTGCTTACGGATCGGCAACTGATGGCGTGCTCTTCGATAAGGTGAGTACGATCAGCGACCCGTCTGACTTTGATGTTTCCTCGCTTGCAGTAGATGGGAAAATCAAGGTTCTTAAGCATGGGGTTTATCTGCTTCGGTGGATTGCCCAGGCTAAGATCCATGCCCCAGTGCCTAGTCCTGTACCTAGCTGGAGTTTCGCATTTTTCTTGGATAGCGTCATGGTTCCCGGCTCGATTTACTCCGGGTTTACTGACTCTCCCGATAACGATGCAGCTCACTCGACCTCGGAGTCCCAGGTCGAAATCATGGCCGGTCAGATCCTTCAGATGCGCAGCACTTCGCTGAACTCTATTGATCTTGATCCTTCTACCCTTGGTAATGCTTTCCCGATCACTCGTGGATCGGTGAACATCATCAAGCTCAAGTCCCTTGCCTAAAAAACAATGGCTTAAAGATCCCGCCAATTCTCAAGCCGTATATGCGGCTGCGGTTTTGGCGGGATTACTTTTATGTATAATTTTTATTCGCACCAAAAAAACCCAACATCATGACAAACGCCTGGCATCAGAACTTCAAAAGAAAGCCTACGAAACTTGCGGGCCGAAGCTTCGACAGCAAAGCGGAATCGCATTGCTTTAGTTTTCTTCAAGCTCTCGAAAAAGCGGGCGAAATTCGCGACATAGAAACCCAACAAACGATCCCACTTGTGGCTGGTATTCGGCTCAGAGTGGATTACGTTTTTTTTGATATAAAATTAAACGAGCAAGTTTTCGGTGAATATAAAGGTTTTGAAACGCCGGAGTGGCTGCTCAAAAAAAAGCTTTGGAAAGTTTTCGGCCCAGGTCGACTTCGTATTTTCATGGGAAATTGGCCGCGTTACAAAATAGAGGAACTTATCCCCGATGATTACCATTGCAAATGTTGCAACCTACAGCGCAACGAATCTTCAATCTGAACAGATCAAACAAGCCGTGGCTCAAATCGTTTTGGCTTTTGCCGATCCCGTCTTTGTGCAGACCCTCACGGATCACGTCTATACAAGCACCACGGATACGGGGCCGGAGGTCATTGCCGCATGTACGGCTTTGCCCTGGGATCTCGTTATTTTCGTTTACAGCCCCGGCTGGCGCTTCTGGCGTCGATGGTCATCGGCGCTTGCATGGACTGATGCGCAGGGCATCCACATTTATGCAAGCTACATGGGACGTGCGACTTTGGCCGATCTAGCTGGAACCATTGCCCACGAGTATCAGCATGAGCTCGGTTACACGCATGATTACAACCCGACGCCGCAACGGCCTGACTCCGAGCCTTATTTCGTTGGCAATACCGTGGTCGATTGGGTCAATGCAAACAAGGTTTAGTTAACATAATGTTTCTTATCAGACGTAAGTAAATTGAGGATATATCTTGCCCATGACCGATCAAACCAAGCGCAGGAAGTCCGGGGGGAAGGGATGAGTAAGGTAATTAGACCGGCCCAAGGAATAGCCCTTGGGATTGTTGATAGGCTCTTTAAGGACTTGCGCGAGAGGCAAACTTTGAAGCATCTTTTTGCTGAGGGCGACGCTTGCGATAAGATTCCCAACGACGTGCAAGACGAAATCCGAGACGCTTGGCGCGAAATGATCGTGAGCCAGCTTCGCAAAGCGGGGTTAACCGAATGACCGACCAACCCAAGCGCAGGAAGTCCGGGGGGAGTAACGATGTTTAGAGAATGTGCACACGGCAAAGTGTTTGGAATGGGTTGTGATATTTGCGTTGCGAAAACATCCGACCCGCTCCCCATGACCGACCAACCCAAGCCGCGCGTGAGAGGTCCACTTAATCCAGCAGAGCTCCATGGATGTATGTTCAGTGATTTCTCTCCTCAGATTTCCCATAATCTTGCACTTAATCTTGATGAAGCCCTTCGCGAAGCCCTCGCAGAAGTGGAGAGGCTGGACGCGTCTATCGAATCGATGATGGTCCTTCGTGCAAAGTGGCAGCATCAGCTTTTAACTGCTGAATCCGCCCTATCCGAATCCCATGAACGCGTGAAGGTACTGGAGGATGCGCTTGAGGATTTAAAGCTTTGCACTACTCAAGGACTTCGCTACCCAGGCACCGAGACACTTGAAAGTTTAAACTCAAAATGTCGCAAGGCACTCGCAGCAATCCTGGGGGGTTCGGATGGGTAAGGTGCACATCATGCTCTGGAGTAAGACCGCGTGCGGACTTCGCGAGTATCCAGGAATTAGAGTCGTGAGGGTTGGTAAAATCAGGCGTTATAAAGACGCGTGCAAGCGCTGCCTCAAGCGCAGGAAGTCCGGGGGGAAGGGATGAGTAAGGTAATTAGACCGGCCCAAGGAATAGCCCTTGGGA